GGCTGTCTGGAATATGACGTCAGCGCCACCGACATCACCAGCTCGTTTATGGCTATCCGCAAGACCATGACCAGCAGCGGACGCAGCGCCACCTATGAGGCCAGCCGCTGCGAGGAAGCCAGCCACGCCGACCTCGCCTGGGCGACCATGCACGCCCTGTTAAATGAGCCACTCACCGCCGGTATCAGCACTCCGCTGACATCCACCATTCTGGAGTTTTACTGATGAGCAAGAAAAAAGGGAAAACACCGCGACCAGCGGCAAAAACAATGACCGCCAGCGCCCCGAAAATGGAGGCATTCACCTTTGGTGAGCCGGTGCCGGTACTCGATCGCCGTGACATTCTGGATTACGTCGAGTGCATCAGTAACGGCAGATGGTATGAGCCACCGGTCAGCTTTACCGGTCTGGCAAAAAGCCTGCGTGCTGCCGTGCATCACAGCTCCCCGATTTACGTCAAACGTAATATTCTGGCCTCGACATTTATCCCGCATCCGTGGCTTTCCCAGCAGGATTTCAGCCGCTTTGTGCTGGATTTTCTGGTGTTCGGTAATGCGTTTCTGGAAAAGCGTTACAGCACCACCGGTAAGGTCATCAGACTGGAAACCTCACCGGCAAAATATACCCGCCGTGGTGTGGAAGAAGATATTTACTGGTGGGTGCCGTCCTTCAACGAGCCAACACCTTTCACGCCCGGCTCCGTGTTTCACCTGCTGGAGCCGGATATCAATCAGGAGCTGTACGGCCTGCCGGAATATCTCAGCGCCCTTAACTCTGCCTGGCTGAATGAGTCGGCCACGCTGTTCCGCCGCAAGTATTACGAAAACGGCGCACATGCCGGATACATCATGTACGTCACCGATGCCGTGCAGGATCGCAACGATATCGAAATGCTCCGCGAAAACATGGTGAAGTCGAAAGGCCGCAACAACTTTAAAAACCTGTTTCTCTATGCCCCACAGGGGAAAGCCGACGGCATTAAAATTATCCCCCTCAGTGAAGTGGCAACGAAGGACGATTTTTTTAATATCAAAAAAGCCAGCGCCGCTGACCTGCTGGACGCGCACCGCATCCCCTTTCAGTTGATGGGCGGCAAGCCGGAGAACGTCGGGTCGCTGGGCGATATTGAGAAAGTGGCAAAGGTCTTTGTCCGCAATGAGCTTATCCCGCTACAGGACAGGATCCGCGAGATAAACGGCTGGCTCGGCCAGGAAGTCATCCGCTTTAAAAACTACTCACTGGACACTGACAACGGCTGAACATCGCCGCCTGCGGGCGGCTTTTTTACACCCCGTCATCACGCCCTCATACGCTCACCACCGCACAAAACACCCCGCAGACACACCAACGGCCCCGGCGAACAATCTAAACGCCATCACGACGCGCTCAGACGCTGAAAAAATAAAATCAGCACCACCGCCAGCGCGCAGTGCTTTCCCCGCCTCGCCCGCCCGCTTCATGAGGCGGTTTTGATGCACCTTAATAAAACTAATGAACCATCAGTTTTTCTAGTCAAAAGCCAAGCCATATCACAGTTTCCCTTAATGCAATCTCATGCACCCTTGAATGCAACGAGTATAAAATGTAAAAAAACGTTTCGTATGAACTCATTGCATACAAATAGCACATTTAAGGAAAAATAATGACTGTACGTCTTGCTTCAGTTTCAATTAGCAACTTTCGTTCTTGTAAGGCAACATCGGCTATTTTGCGCCCCTTTACTGCTTTAGTTGGTTATAATAACGCAGGAAAATCAAATATCATCTTAGCAATTAAGTGGCTGTTAGATGGCTCTTTGATTTCAGAATCAGATGTGTACGATCCTACACACCCCGTATCCGTTGAAGGCGTTATTCAAGGTATAACAGATGATACTCTATCTTTGTTAACAGAAGAGAATCAACAAAAAATAGCTCCGTTTATAATTGACGGGACTCTTACCTTTGCAAGAAGACAGGAATTTAATAAGGAAACAGGAAAAGTCAAAAAAAGTCTGGATGTATATGATGGCACCACGTGGAAGAAAAACCCTGGCGGCATAGATGGTGCAATTTCCAATATATTTCCGGAACCAATTCATATCCCTGCAATGTCTGACGCCGTCGAAGACTCAACAAAATGTAAAAATACGACCACAATAGGAAAGATACTTTCCGCAATTGTTTCTGAAATAAAGCAAGAGCACGAAGAGAAATTCTCAAAAAATATATCAGAAATAGGTAAATATCTTTCTCACAACGGTGAGAACAGATTAGAAAGCCTTAATAAAATAGACTCGGGTGTAAATAAAAAAGTAAACCAATTTTTTCCTGACGTAAGTGTAAAGTTACACTTTCCCACACCGACATTAGATGAAATATTTAAATCCGGAACCCTGAAAGTTTTTGAGTCTCGGGAAGATGAACCAGTAATGAGAGATATCAGCCGATTTGGTCACGGAACACAACGTTCCATTCAAATGGCATTAATTCAATACCTGGCCGAAATAAAAAAAGAAAACAGCGAATCAAAAAAATCAAATACTTTAATTTTCATTGATGAACCTGAGTTATATTTACACCCTTCAGCTATTAATTCTGTCAGAGAATCACTTGTCACATTAAGTGAATCAGGGTATCAGGTTATAATATCAACTCACTCAGCCAGTATGCTTTCTGCAAAGCACGCAGCAAATGCGATTCAGGTTTGTAAGGATTCTAATGGAACCATAGCAAGGAAGACCATATCTGAAAAAATCGAAGAATTATATAAGTCTTCATCACCGCAATTGCACTCAGCATTCACACTATCAAATTCATCATATTTCTTATTTTCAGAAGAAGTTTTGCTTGTTGAAGGAAAAACAGAGACAAACGTCCTATATGCACTTTATAAAAAAATTAACGGACATGAACTCAACCCAAGTAAAATCTGCATTGTTGCCGTTGACGGTAAGGGTAGTTTATTTAAGATGTCACAAATCATCAATGCCATTGGTATAAGAACAAGAATTCTAGCTGATTGTGATTTCTTATCAAACATCCTATTAACAGAGCATAAAGACTTACTTAGTACTGAATGTGATAATCTCTTGACTGCTTTGACTGAATCAATCAACTCAGGCGAGCTTAATTTAAATACAAAAGTCACTACTTTTGAGTCATTCAAAAGCATTTCAAGCAAAGACTTCATCAAAATATGTAATCATGAAAAAACACAAAAACATATACATGAAATCCATCAAAAATTGAAAGATAATGGAATCTATATATGGAAATCCGGTGATATAGAAGCTGTTTATGGATTTGGTAAAAAACAAACTGAATGGGATAGTCTTTTAGATTGTTTATGTGATGAAAGCAAAGATGTTAGAGCAGTAATAAAAAAATATGATGAAATGGAAGATTTCATTAAATGGATTTAATTTAATCTGATACGATTACAGCGCAGTACTAAACCAATAGTGATAGGCTGTGCTGTTCCCAAAGATGGTGATCTCAAAATCAGAATGTGTTATAAATTAGCCAATCAAAAAACCTAAGCACACAAACAAATCAATCATTACGATTTACAATGATGAAAATATTATGATACAAAAGGAGTTGATATGAATAACATGGAGATTTTGAAAGCCGTAAAAGCTGGAATGAAAAAGTCAGCCAAAGCTACTTATTTAATGGATTTCAGTTCCGGTGGAAAAATAAACACTGAATATGTAGCTACCGTATCTATAGGTCAATCCTTGATTAAAATAACATCTTTTCATCATGGTGATTACAAGATCATATTTGAATACCATACAAATAAATTCATTAATGCAACAGTCCCTTTATCGAAACGGCATGACCCCAACAATATATTCTCAAGACACATTATCAGAAAAAATGCAAACACAAAAAGACCAGGCAGAATCGATATTGCCATATTGGACAGTAGATCATTTTTCGAGACTCCTATATGTGCAATAGAAGTTAAAGGAAACAACCCTAGTAAAAAACTTTTATTTTCTGACATAAGAAGAAATCTTGAATACTTTAAACACACAGGTCCTACGGGGAGTTCAAGCCTTGAACTAGCATTAAACTGTTTATTCCATTCATACAATGATTCAACTAAAAAAAATTACTGCACTACAATCCACCATAAGGAAGACATGATAAGGAAATTAAAAAACAAATATAAAAAATACATATCTGAATTAAATAAAGAAATTCCAGATGATATATCTGTTACAATTGATGTTTTTACAGCAGCAGAGCATTTACTATCTCCTGATGCTGACCAATATGAATACGAATCACATATAGATGACTTACATTTGACGCTTGGCGTTATGGTTATATTCGAACGAAAATCGATACTCAATTGATATTATTTGTGGCTTAGAATAATTTGCTTATTTACAATTTAAAGCAAATATATTGCCACCGTTCTTCGCCTTAGATTTATAAAAAATGTGGAGGATACTGCCAGCTTGACAGTCAGCGGCAGTATCTCACCTAGTATTCTGTGCAGCAAGACATAATCTTCCAGCCAGTCTGACAGGTCAGTAACATCTGTTATCTGGGCTTCAACCTTTCGCCCCGTAAACACACCCTGCACCCATTCATGCAAAATCAACGTGTCCCCGCGCTCATAATTACGGTCATTTTTCCGAAACTCTGCGCGTTTCTTTCCTTCCAGCACAAGGTCAAAATATTTTGCGTGCAGCTTTACCTCGTGAATTTTTGCCATCATTTCCACTCCATTACTGTTGAGAATCCCGGCCACTCATCAGCGACCGGATACGTGAATTTTTTCCCGTCATAATTTACGGTCGCGCCACGCGCCAGCGCCTCAAGCTCCCATCGCTGCGGCCTGATACCGTTCTGAGCAAGGTCAACGCGGATACGGGTAATTTGCATTCTTTCCGACCGGGTCAGTCTGGCCGATGGTGCAATTTCATGTGGTTTTAACGGGCTTCCGTTTCTTTGCTGACGGTTTGGCGTTCTCAGGTCGTGTTTTAATGCACCCCTGAGCGCCCTCACGACCTCCGGGTCATTCCATTCGATAACACCATCATCAACCAGATTAAGCACTGCTGCGGCGTGTTCAGAAGGCGTGGGAGCCGGTGACGAAGTATCACCACTGGTGAGCTTTCCACAGTTATTGACAGGACTCCGAGGCGCGGCGATGCCGCTTTTTAAAGTTAAAGGCTCCACGACCGGAACTTTCGGAACAATGCGCCAGTCCGTCGTTCTGGTGATATGAATATGACGCGCGCCGAGATGCGGCGCGTAAATGCCGACCACTCTCTCGACTTCTTCCTCGTACTCGTTAACTTCATCCGACGGGCTACGGGCGACTCTGACAGTCTGGCAATCGCGCGGAACATTTGCCCCACCCTGCGCACTGATATACAACGCAAAATCGCCACTGTCTGCGGCAGCGCGTGCAGCCTCGACGCGTTCGTCAAACTCATCAGCAATGCTGACGCCACGAGGCAATTTGCGTAGTTCACGGTAAGCCCCCATTGTCGGCAGACCAACCGTTTTAAATTGCGGGATGCGCCACGTTGACGCCCATGCGGTAACAGCCGCGGCAGTATCTTTAAGCGGCCTGCCGGTATCGTTATCGAGCTGACCATCCAGTGCATAGCCATCGATGTTTTTTGAGATGTATTTCGCGATATACCCCGCAGCACCGCCCCGGTTAAGGTGTTTTGCCTGAAAACGGTTTCGCTCGGCTCCTCTTTCGTCGCCATCCTCTTTGAGCGCGTAGCGACGCATGGTTTCGATAATCTGGTTACGCTGACGTGGATTACAAAAAAGCATCATATGCCAGTGCGGCGTTCCGTCGTGGTGTGGCTCGACGACACGCAAACCGTAGACCTGTAAATCATTATCCTTGAATGCCGTGCGCATCAGGCTCCAGATGCGGCAGAGATAACGCTGCGCATCCTTTGGATTAAATGCCTCATCGTTCCAGCCGTGATTTAGCTGGACGGTTTTACTTTCGCCTTTTCCGACCTGACGTGTCGGGTGATACTTTGACGGCGTGGTCAGCGTGATAAACATCCCCACATCACCCTCTGCGGCGGCGTAACGCTCAATACCGGCAATGGTGTTCATCAGCTCCATCCGGCGAATTTCAGGATTAGAAATACTGCCCATCACCTTACTGATAAGGTCGATGCGCTCGCCGGTTTCCCTGTTTTCAAGGTCACACGATTTAAGAAATTCCAGATTTGCCTGGCGGCGTGCACGCACATCACGAATGGCATGTTTACTGGCATAAGGAGAACGGTCTTTATTCACCTCCCCGACAGCAATCAGTAACGCCTCATGCCAGCGCATACGCTGACCTTTAAGCTGATGAGTCCACCACTCATCGTTAAACAGACGGGCAATGGCAGAATATGCCTGCCTCGTGGTCATCTGTCCTTTACGGTATTTTTTCCAGTAGAGAGGGGAAATATTGAAAGCTCGTGCAGCGCCAGCAACATGACCATACAGATGCGCCTGAGCCTCATCCGTAAACAGCGATTCTTTTTCGCCATGTGCATCCACCCAGGCATCGCTGAGTTCCTCATACATCATGAAAAGCTGCGATGAGATACGGGCGGCAAACTTTTTCAGCTCCTTGTCATTCATCCCCGGCAGACGCGCATAATGGTCACGCTCTGCCAGAAACAGCAACGACGCGTCGGTGTTCATTTCATGGCGCTGATTCACACGCTCAATGCGCGGCCATAAACGACGCTGAAAAGTGGATGTGAGGAAATAAAACCCGTGCACCGGGCTTTTATTGCGCCGGATGTAGTCATAGCGTGAAGTAAACAGCGAGCGCAAAAAGTAAGGCAGGCGGTTAATCGTGGATAAAACACCTTGCACCTGACGCATCTCGTCACGTGTAAGGGGTCTTTCGCGCCCGACAGCCTCGCGTGGCGCGTTCCATGCATAAGCACCGGTAAACGCCTTACCAGTGCCTGCGGCAAATGCTGATGGAGGGACAAAACGCCCGGAGGCTTTAACGGCCATATGAGCCAAAAGCCTCTGAACAACGCTTGCTGAGTTGCTCAACCTGCGCGTTTAAATCAGCAAAAGACTTTGCGCTTCCGGTCAGAATATCGTGATGCATCATGCCGGAAACGAGCTGGCTTAATTTCGGGTAATAACCAACCACCGACAGCCATTCCTGACCGGCGTTTTTACCGCTTTCCGCTCTCTTTTTCTCGTGGAGAATAAACTGAAAGCTGTCACTGGTAACGACATAACGTTCGCCAATTTCAATACGAATACTCATGCCGTTCTCCGGTAATGTTTGTTTTTTGCTTCAAAGACTGACTGACAGGAAACACAACGCGTGGCTGACGGATAAGCCGCACGACGGGCAGCAGGTATTGGCACGTCACACTCTTCGCAAACCAGCGCAGAAGCACCGCAATGTTTTACCCTTGCCGCGTTAATCTGGCGCTCCAGTAATTCAGCCTGTTGTTCCTGAATAAAATCTACGTTGTCCGGCATTACCAGTTCCTTTTGTCGTTCAGTTTTTTAAATTCATCAGCGCAATAGCTGGCGATTTCTGTCGTTAATTTCGTCAGTTCATCCACGGAGGAAATTTGCTTGTGAAATACAGCGCGTTTAACAAGTAAATTGACCACATCAGACAGGAGGTTTAATTCACTCTGATAAATCGCGATAACAGATTCAGTTATTTCGCGTTTTTCTTTATCAAGACCAAGTTGAATAAGAGACAAATCGCCATTTTTCATAACGGCGATTTTTAAGGCATTGTTCAGTAAAACAACTGAACGAGAACAGGACATCAAAGCACCTCCCCGCGAGACAATCCGATGTTGTGAAATTTTTCCGACTCCTGACTGAGCAGCTCGACTATCTCCACGCGGGATAACTCCGCCTTTGTGATGTGGCGAATCATGGCGTCAAGATGAGAAGAAAAGCGCGTCGCTGCATCGGCCTGTGCTTCGGTTCTGGCCTGTTGCAGCAGTAATGCGTATTTACCGCACTTGTTTTCAGAAACTGTATGCATGACTTTCTCCAGGCAAAAAGAAGCCCCGCACGATTAAGTGCGTTAAAAACTCTGGTTAATTATTTAATGCAGATATTGCTCTGGTTTTACCGACGTCAGAATTGTCGGTGCATACTCAAACAGGCTGAATAATTCACGTAATGCACGGAACAAAGCATCACGCCAGTAACATGATTCTTCATTAATTCGCCAGTATGGCTGGTTGAATTCTTTTTCAGTCAGTCGTGCGTGCATAAATAAAGTGCGACGCTGACTGACTGTTAAAAAACTAATATATGCATACTCACTTGCGCCAACCTGACGGCGTTTTGAGAATGCCCCACGCAATTCATCAATTGCACATACCAGCCGTTCACGTTCGACGTCGTTCATTTCTTCAAAACGCATCGTTGCGTGACGCTGTTTTAACTGCGCATGAAAGCAAACCGTTAACCGTTCGCGCTCCATCATCTGATTATAATAATCACATGTATCCTGCCAGCGAGGGACGGCAAGATGCTTACCAATTATCCGGCGCATAGTTGCTGGCTGTTTTTCAACGAGATTGAGCGTCATCACTGTCATTTCCATACCCTCCGGCTTTTCAGAAAGGTCAGAGCCTTTTTTAACGGACTCTGTTTTTTGGTACGGATAATGATTCCCTTGCGTCCCTTCCCGTGGGTGATGGTGAAGTCAATCGCCATGGGGCTTTCGTTACGCAATAACTGAGCAATACAACGAGGCTCGTTCATCCTTTCCACCTTAAGCCGCACGGCCATGTCTTGATTTGCTGTAACTAATGCGATTTTTCCAGTCATGCCATTCTGTCGGGGCTTCATCAACCAGTTGGGCTGCGTACTTGTCCCACTCACGGCGATTAATCCATAATTCAGCTTTCCCTCTTGGTTTTAATGGGTCTGTCATGTAGAAGGCTGGCAGCTTGCCTGCTTTAGCCATTTCAGCCACCGCGCGTGGTGTCTTACCGATGTAAAGAGCAAAACCTTCTTTCGACAGCAAATCAGATGGGCGCTCTGAAATCTGAATGCTTTTACGTTTGGCTTCATTTTCGAAACTTGCCTCATCGCTAGTTGGACAAGAAATTTCTACATTTGTCGTCACTTTGCTATCCTCCATAAGATTTGCGATTCACCAACTGGAGCCATCTAGAGCCTTTTTGAGTGAATCACAAATTGCCAAGTAACAATATAATTGGAGATTAGCAAAATTATGTCAAGTGAACAAAGTGAGAAACTAAAGCTCATCCGTGAATCCGAACGCCTTAAAACTAAGGAACTTGCTGAATTAATTGGAATTAATTACTACACATATCATGGATATGAATCAGGAAAATCAAAAATGCCTATGGAAGCAGGTATGAAGCTGTTTAAGCATCCACGCTTTCGCAAGTATCGTGACTGGTTCATGTTTGATGAAACAGATCCAGCAGCTGGACAAATAGCCCCGGCTCTCGCACACATTGGGCAAGACTCAACAACCTTGCACCACTCAGACCAGAAGACTGGCTGACGATTTATTCAGCATATGTGTGTAGTAAATGTACGAAAGAAAATTGCATTAATTTTCAAGTAGTAGAAGTAAACAGCGTCATCGGAGGGCTTTATGTCTATTAAAAAGCTCGATGATGGTCGTTATGAAGTGGACGTCAGACCGCAGGGTGCAGATGGAAAACGTATCAGGCGGAAATTTAAAACTAAAGGTGAAGCTCAAGCATTCGAACGTCATGTACTGGTTAACTACCACAACAAAGAGTGGTTGGAGAAACCAGCCGACCGCCGAACTCTTACAGAGTTGTTAGGCAGATGGTGGATATATCACGGAAAATCACATGAGCGTGGAGATATTGAACGGGGGCGTTTAACGACAATAATCGCCAAATTTGCAGAAATGGGAGTGTCCAGAGCTGACCAGCTAACAAAGAAAACGATAACTGATTATCGCGTTGTAATGATGAACGATGGTCTAAAACCAGCCAGCGTAAATCGACATCTGGCAATAATGAGTGGGATGTTCACCAAGTTAATTGACGCCGGTGAATACCACTCTCACAACCCGTTCCGTGAGATTAAACGGTTACGTGAAGCTGTTACGGAAATGGCTTTTTTGTCCAGTGAAGAGATTACGCGGCTGTTATCCATGCTTGATGGTGATGAATTAAATGCAACTCTGGTCTGCCTTTCTACTGGTGGACGCTGGAGTGAAGTGTCTAATTTAAAAGCTGAACACATCATTAACCAGATGGTTACGTTTATGAAAACTAAAAACGGAAAACGCAGGACAATTCCCGTTTCGCAGGACCTGATTAAACGGATCAAGACCAAAAATTCAGGCAGGCTTTTTAATGCCAGTTACTACAAAGTGCGTAACGCTCTCAGGGAAGTAAAACCCGATTTACCTGACGGACAAGCAGTACATGTTTTGAGGCATACATTTGCCACACATTTTATAATGAATGGAGGTAACATAATCACATTGCAGCGCATCCTAGGTCATTCTAACATTCAGCAAACTATGACCTACGCACACTTTGCACCGGATTTCTTACAAGATGCTGTGACTCTTAACCCGGTGTCAGGAATGTCCATAATGCGTCCATAA